ATCTCCGAAAGCAGTACCAGTAGCACCATTGCCACCAGTCAAATCAGCACCATTTACCTTACCAAGCAACCAATACTTGTCATTACCATCTTGAACAACTGCCAAGAGGTTATTCTTAGCAAGAAGCAAGATTTCGTTCCTTGTGTTAGCTTGAAGTTTGTTAAGGATGATTGACAATTCTTGAGCATAAAATACTGTTCCATTTTCAACGGATGCAGTAATGTTCTCGGTCAAAGAAGATGTCTGCTTAACAAGTTGGTACTTATAAAATACTTTTCCGGCACTCTTGGTGATGGTAGTAACCACACCGGAGGCTTCTGTTATTGTGGTAACATCAGCGAAAGGAATAAACCAAACGGCTTTTATACCGCCTATGCTCTCCTTGCAATCTAACGTATAAGTTATTTAAACGAAGAACTTAACAATCTCATCAGGGAAGGCGAAGTTAACGCCCATCTTGAATTCTGCTACAAAGCGAACTTGGTCAGCTTCTTTAGCGTAGAAGATTTCAAACCTTTCTTCCTCATTCAGAAGGTCAGTACCCAAGAACAAGTTAGAGATTCTCATTGCAACAATCTTACCGCTTCCGTTCAAACCTTGAACTGCAATAACTTTTACGTTAGTACCTGGGAGGTAAAACTCAGAATTTGCCTTACCATCAAACTGATAGTGATAAAGGTTAGAAGTTTTCAACTTAACAGTGTAAGTGCGGAAAACATCCATACCACAAAAGATTGCGATATCATCCTTGTCTACAACTTGGGCAGGGATTGCTTTGTAGATATCATCAAAGATTCCAACTACGTTAGTATCAGTGATTGAAGTTTCTACAACTCCGTGAAGTGCAACGCTATTAGCGTTTACAACTGCTGCACCTGCTGCGGTAATCAAGGTAGTGATACCATCAAACTTATTAAGGTTTACATCAACACTTGCAGTTGTACCTCTCCAAAGAGTGTTCTCAAGTTGTTGTGCAATTTTCTCAGCCTTACGGTTAGAGTACTCCTCAGAATAAACCATTGAATCGTACATTGAACCAGCAGGGAGTGCCTTCTGCAAATACTTTGCTTCAAGGTCCTTCAAGCACAATGCTTCGTTAACTTTAATTTTACCAACAGTTACAGTCCTTTGTGTGAAAGAAGTTGTACCTGATGCGTTGAATCCACAAGAAGAACCATCTTGGAAGATAGCATCTGTGTCCATAATGTTGATGGTTTCGGCAGACTTAACACCTACCATCACGTTTCCTTGAGATTTAATCAAATCTGCGGTTTTGCTACCAAGTACAGAAGATGCAACAAGGAGTGCCTCGTTCTCTTTAGTATATGCAGCTAATGTTCCTACTGAAAATGCCATTTTATTTAATTTTTATTGTTTGAGAATTAATTACTTAATTGATTTTGCGAAAGAAAGAAAGCGACCGATTTTGTCATCCTTGCTTTCAACGTGAACGTTAAACTTGTCTTTTGGTTGCTCGGTTGCGTTAGCAGATGGAGTATTAAGAATCTGTACCAAAACATCAGAGATGTCGCTGATACCTTTGCTGAACTTCAACTCTTGTGAGGCAAGTTTGGCATCGTATGCCATCTTAATCTCATCAAGTTGCTTCTGCATTTCCTCAATCTTCTTCTTCATCAAATCTTCTTCAACTGGCATTTCTACCTCTACCTCAACCTCAGGTACTTCTACCTCGGGAACTTTGATTTCAAGGATAGTTGCTGCTTCATCAAGAACGATGATAGAACCATCAATCAACTCATGCTCTCCAGCAGGTGCAGGTGATTCAACTCCTGCTTCATCTACAAGAGATACTTTACCGCCTACTTCCAACTTATCAATCATTACTTTAGCACCGCTTTTAAGGGAGTACTCAGCAAAAGATTGGGTTGGTTCAACAGATGCAACGGGAAGTTCCCCTGCTTCAGCAAACATTTGCTTAATCTTGTTTATTGCTTCTAATGTTGTCATAAAATCTTTAATTATAAATAGTCGCCATTTCCCTATGTACCATATAGGGCATTTTTAGCCGATTTGGGCAAGTACACCCAATACGTTCTCCCATAGTTGCTCAATGCGTTTATCTCCCGTTTTTCGGTAGTTAAATTGCCCCTCAACGCTAAACCCACGGACTTTTCCTTCCTTAACCAGTTTCCAAACCTCATCGTTATCAACTTTGAATGAACCGAACCAAGACCCATCAGGTACATCCTCAAAACCCTTCATTGCTTTGATTCCCCTCTTGTCATCCTTAATCCAAGATTCAAACATGGTCATTCCCTCGGTCAAGTTACCCTGGTCGTGCATCAGATTCACGTTTGACTGATACCCTTTCTTGAAAAACCTTTGTGCTATCTTTTTTATCGTTTCCTTAGTGAAAACAACATAATACTCACCATTGTCATCATTGCGATAGATAGGGGTATCTGCCAACATCAAAGGACCGGAGATGATTCTTTCTTCCTCACTTTGGATAGCAAAGTTTTGCCTTTCTATTTGCCTAATCTTAGATTCTGCCCAACTCAAAGCAGTTTTACCACCCCAAGCATCGTACATCAACTTTCCGCATCCATCCCCATAACCTTTAGAGTTTTTTAAATCTACTTCATGCCTTGAAAGGTAAGAGTACATTCTCTTGATGGTTTCAACGCTGATAGGTTCACCCTTTGCCAACTGATTTGCTCTTTGCTTACCTACATCAGTTCCACAAGAACCCCACCCGTTTTCTTCTGCCCATTTTAAAGCCGCTTTTGCGTTATTTTTAACCGATTCCGGATAATCATTGAAGGATTCCTCTGCAAAGTGTTCCTCCCATATTGAGTTACAAATGGCAACCGCTTGTTCTGATTCCTTGCCCTCATTAATTACATAGGATATGCACCTTGGCAAAAATTCATCTTTCCTTTCTCCTTTACTTGGGTCAATAAACTTATCATCTTTAAACATAAGGAACGACCTTTCAATGGCAGGTCGGTCAACAAGACTAACCACATCAACCTCAACATCATCTTCAAGGTCGCTTGTTATCTCTAAATTGTAAATTGGTAATTTCATTTCCATAATCTTAATTTTATCCAAGCCTTGCTGCTCGGTTGATTCTTATTATTTTTTCTTGTTGGTTAGTAATATCTGATTCTACAACGTATGCTCTGCCAGTTGCTGAACCCATTTGATTGATAGATTGCTGACTTAAAGAGGTAACAGTATTTTGAATTGGTGCAGTTGGTGTTATTGGTGCAGATGCCATAGACATTGAAGGACTGCCTGAATCAGCTACACTTCCCCCACCTTTTGCAGATGGTATCTTTGTACTGACTATTTTTTTAACATTAATCAATCCTGCTGCGATTGTCGCTGCTGCTGCAACTGGTCCAAAGATTCCACCTTGTGCCAATGCTTTAGATGCACCTTGGTAAGTGTTTATGATTGCTTGAGTTACTGCGATTGCTTTACCTGCTGCACTATTTTGGTCAACAAGACCACCAATGATAGACAAGGATTGTGAAGCAAGACCTACCTGAGCATCAAACTTTTGCTTTTCAAGTTCCTTTTCATAATCGGTTAGTTTTTTCTTTGCATCCGCTTGTTCTGTTGCAGATACTACAATCGCATTGGTTACACCTTTAGCAACTACTTGAGTTTGGATTAATGCATCCTTTCCTGCGGATGTTACACCTAATATTTCAGTCTTTGTAAGATTGGCAGCAAGTTCTCTATCCCTACGGATTAATTCTTGACCTTCTTCTCTTTCTTTTTTTATCCTATCCCTTTCCTTTTGTCTTTCTGCTTCTGCTTTTGCTAACTCTGCGTTTTTATCTGCAATACGTTTCTTTTCGGTTAAATCAAGAACTTGACTTTCAACCTTTAACTCTCTAAACCTTTTCGCTTCTTCCTCGGTTAGTTTTCCGGTAAGTTTCAACCTTTCCCTTAGTGCATTTGTTTCGTTTGCGTTCGCTTCTTTTTGTAGTGCGTAAATCTCTTTCTCTTTACCTCCTTGTGCAGTCAATAACTTTACCCTTGCCTCTATGTTCTCATTTGCCTTTGCGTTGGTCTTGCTTAACTTTTCAAGCACCCTATCTGCCTCCGATGTTATGCCTACAAAATCAGTAAACTTTGTAACAAGGTTTCCAACAAAGTCTGCAAGTTTTCCAAGACCAGGGATGAAGTTAAGGACTACTTTCTTGACTGTTTCAAAGTTTGCAATCAGCAAACCAAGACCAACCACCAAAGCACCTATCCCCGTTGAGATAATTGCAGACCTTAAAGTACCGAATGCATTTGATACCCCAGTTTTAACTACTGCACCCAGTTGTTTAAATGAATCAATGCTCTCACCAACCGCTTGTAATCCTTGAGAAAGTGCTAAAGCAGATTGAACCTTCAATAAGGTTTTCTCAACCGCTTCTGCTTTATTTCCAAATAAACCAACCGCACCTTGTAAGGCAGCGAACCCACCTGCAACCCCCGATAAAGATGCAGTCAATGCTTTAAACTTTGCATCGGGATTGAAGGCATCGGTTAATGCTTTAGCATCTCCGATTCTGTCCTTTAATTCTGCTGCCTTCTTTGCTGCATTAATTGCCTCCTTTGATGTTGCACCAAACTTTTCTGACAAGGCAGTCACTTCATTTTGTGCTTCCCTAAGTTGCTTCTTTAATGAACCAACCGACTTACCTACATCACTTGCATCAACTTGTACCTTGACACCAATTATTTCTTCTGCCATTAAATATAGTTTAATTCAATTACTTTAAGTAGTTCAACCTTTGTTGTGTTAAAGTCCATCGGGTTATAATCCAAGACCTTATTCAACCGCCAAAGTGAACCATCAATATAAATCAGTTTACTAAAATCAAGGTTATAAATGTCAACCTCATTCAACTTCAAAGAGCAAGTAAGTAACTTACTATCCTTATCGGTTATCTCTGCAATGTACTCGGACCAATACCCCTTAAAAATGCTTGTTACATTGTATGATGATGCATTAAAAAACAACTCTTTTGGGGCACCCCAATTAATATCGTTTACGCAGTTAAATGGGTCATCAACGTGTCCGGCATACCCATAAGCTGTATAACTTGCCAAAGTTGTTGCCCCGTTCTTTAATGCCCAACTTGTTACACCAGTTATCTTCTTTGCTTGTAATATTCTTATTACAGAATCCATCTTATCTTCCGCAGAGTTAGCATTGGACTTCTTATAAATGGTTGAATAAATCTTATCAGTACCAGTGTATTGAGTTAAGACTGTACCTGCAAAAATCAACTCGGTTGCATCCACTTCCTTTACAAACTCATTCTCGCTATCAAAAATAAAATCCCCATAACCTTCATTGTACTTCTTTCGGTAGTTCTCCGCATAAAAGTCATTGTCAGGTTTATACTTGTAGTCATAATAACGTGCCGTAAACTCGGACATTGGTTTTATCCTTAACACGCTTCCTCGGTCTACCTTATCGGTCCAGTCAATCTTTGTGCCATCATAAAAGTCAATGAATGGTTTTATAATTAGTTTCTTCTCAACCAACTTGTCCTCATAGACATAAAGGTTGAACATCTTAACAATGGATGCAAAGAAATCCTTTTGAAAGATTCCTTTAGGAATAGTATTGTTTATGACAATAGATTCCCCGTAATTAATTTGTACCTCTGTGGGGTTATTGGATGTTATAATAAATGGACCACTTGACATATCAACGCTTCCAAGATTTGCTACCATATCAACAGTCAAGAAATCGTTTTGATTTAGGGTTATGTTTGGAACACTAAGTGTGGTATTAAATGCGTAATTATCCCCAGGCAAAGTGTAAGTAACTATGCTTAGAATTGTAAAAGTATTTAACCTTAACTGCAAAGTAAAATCACTTGTAGGTGCGATGGTGTTTATTGTACCTGCTATCTGTAAAGTAATTGAACCAACTAAAGGAGTTGCTGAATTATAAGTGAACACCGAGTTAGTACCATTTGCGGTAAAGTTTCCAAGCGTTGTTACTGTGAATCTTATTGCATCACTTGTCGTATAGTTTCTTGTTTCAACATTTGCATAAAATGCATTTGATGTGCTTTTGGTTATTTCCTTTTGGTTATGCGGAATCACTAACCTATTCATCAAGGATGTACTAAGCAGGGGAAAGTCATAGGTATAACCTGACCCATCAAGTATTTTGGAAAGGTATTGCTTGACATAAAGTGCAGGTCTAAAAGCATCAAAGGAAAAATCTACTTTGTTTGTAGATTCGTTCCCGTAATCAATCAAAGGAAAGTAAACCCCAGTACCGCTAATGTTATCCCAACTATTTGCTATGTTGGTATAGGTCCATGCGGTGTCAGCTATCCCGAAATCAATGTCCTCTAACTTGTTATTCCCTAAAGCAGTGATAAACCCACCAAGTTCACCGAATACCACAACCTCATACTCTATGCTCTTGCCATCAATGATGATTTCAAGCAAACGCAATACTCCTTTAAAGATTTGGATTTTATCTACCAAGATGATACAAGGAACTGACTTGGTAGCATTAAAGTTGTAACCCACGTTTGGTTCGGCTGGGTTATATGTATTGGATAACCCGAACTCAAATATATTACCGAATAACTTATTGTTATTGTCATTGCCAGGGAGTATTATGGTTTTGCTGAATGAAGTGTTTCGGGTAGCAAAGTCTTGTATCTCATCAATGGCATAGGTAAACTCCGCCGATATGTTCTTCGTTAAATCAAGTGCATTCCCATCAATGTAAATCTCTGTCCTCATCGGAATTGACTATATTTTTTGTTCGCAATCTGCACATCAAGTTCAAGGTTAAACATCTTATCCGCTATCCTTTTCTTTTCTTCCCAGTTGCTTGTCATTGTTACAATGGGGTAATAGTAACCACCTTGCTCAAAGTAAACCTCGGGTGATTGTATCAACTCTGCCAACCAATTATAATCTGTTACATTTAAGTAATTACTTCGCAGTTTGTACATAGTTGAATGCTCTACAACGTACTTTGTTGCACCTGGGTTGATTCGGTTGTAAACATCATAAGTCCGCATATCGGT